AGAAAAAATAAATTTTTTTGGAGATTTAGACCATATTAAAACAAAAAAGCCACCTACAAGGCAGCTTTTTGATGAAGTGGATACACCTCTTGTAATGTAGCATAGCCGCTACCCGGCCCCGTCGGTATTTTTTTAAGCACTTCAAGCGTCCTTTAATGCCGAGGCAAATGTCGTTGCCGCCTATTCTTTTCGGTTTACCGAGCTAATCCGGCTTGCCTAAAGAAAACAGTGTGGCGGGGCGGCTCCTTGCGGATACATTTACAAAATTCAATTAGCTACTTTGAACCCTGTAAACTTGTTTACCGAGGTTATAAGCCTCAATAAACCGCCCCTTACGGTGGTTTTGTTGCGGTAATCGGACTCGAACCGATGGCCTCTGGATTATGAATCCAGTGAGCTACCTACTGCTCTATACCGCGATCTTGCCGGATGGGTCTTACCCCGCCACCGCTACCGGCTCCGGTTATGATTACAAATGTAATACATATTTTTTTGAAAATAAAAACGCCACCCTTGCGGATGGCGCTTGACCCTATACAAACCATGCTTATGAACACTTAATGCTTTTTAAGCCTTATTAAGGCATATATACCGCCCGTGTGGGCATTGTTCTTAATGTCGTAGTAATAGCTGATACCGCCTATTTTAGGAACGGTAAACAGAATTGACGGCCCGATCCCCCAGGCACGAAGATTTTTAGCTGGTATCGTTGCTGACGCTCCAATATAAAGCTTAGGCTTCTCCTTCAGAACTTTGGTAATTGTAGTAGTAACTTCCGGTTTAAGGTTTGCAACCTCAATCTTTCGCCACGTAATAGCCCCATTTACGCTATCGCGGATTATTAGATGCACTTGCTCAACTGTGTCATTATATGCGTAAAAACGCCCGCTATCGCAAGCCGTAGCAGGTAATTCAGGGCATCTGTCGTGAATCACGGTTACGTTGCCAGGCAAATAAACGGTATCAGCCTTTGCAATTACCTTTTTAACCTGCCATGATTTTGCCGGAACCGGTTTAGCCTCGTAAACAATAACCGGTTTATCTTTTGGGTAAACGGTATCGTGCACCACCGTAACAATCTTTGTGCAACTGTCGCAATCAAATGCTTTTTTGCTGCAGGTTTGCAGGTTGGTTATCAGCAATAGTATAACCAATGCAGCAAGTCCGGCTATTATCCAGTTTTTGCGCTCAAAAATTGATGTGGGGATAAGGTTCATAACGATATTCTTATAAAGCCAATACAACTGGATATTTTACGCTTACGCCTGCAAACCATGTAACCTTCACGACTACCGGTATCATTGGTATTGCCCTCAATGGTATGTATCGTATCACCTTCAACTGATTCAACAATTCCAGTGTGCCCAAGGCCTTTTCCGTGGTCCTGTATGAAAATATCACCGGGTTTAACAGTTGCACTTGGTGATATTTTTTCACCTTTAAATTGATTCCACTGTGCAAGAACGCCACCGGTCCTTACAAGCGGATTGGCATGCCCGGTTGTATGTGCCCATTCATCTACACACCAATAAACAAAAGCCATGCACCAACTGGCCGGGAAGTTGATGCCAACTGATTTTAAGTATTTCTGAACGTGTTCACCCCAGTTACTACCGCGTGGTAGCTCTTCTTTGCCTATTTGTGTAATGGCTATTTCGATTGGTGTCATATGCTTACTTTTTACCTATAAACTTGCTGATGTAATCTTTAGCAACCTGCATCATGTTAGTTTCAAAAGCCTTGTCTACATTCTCGATAATGCTGATTAACTCTACGTAGCAGATTAGGCCCAATGCCAGTTTAGCGGTTGACATACCGGCGGCTATCACTTTTAGCAGGTCTTGCTCATCTGTAAAAATGCGGCCCATGCAATAGCTTAGGCCAATCAGCAAGCCGTAAACAATGATCTTAATAATGCTATCCAGTGCGCGCCTGCTATTCCAAGCCGCATAGGTGCTTAACAACGCATCCCATAAGCTGCTTTGCTCACGTTTGTTCTTCATAAAGACGGCAACAGCAGCAGTAACTACATCACTTGTTATAAGTGTTGCAGAGAATACGAATAGCGCTTTTGCCGGGGCAAAAAAGCTTGTAACGCTAAACAGGATAGCAATTACAAAACTTAGTGCACTATGCCCAATGCAGCTCAATTCGGTTATGACTTTTTCCAGTCTCATAGCCATGTTTTCAAAAGGGTTTTCCTTGTTATGTCGTATTGTAGCCATACTATTTGCAGGGTAGTGCATTTAGGTGGTTAATTAATTGGTTCCTTTGTTGTTTTGATTGTTACCAGGTGCGCCGCTTATCTTATTAAAAAATTCAGCGGTAACTGCGCCGACCAAGAATAATACGCTGCCACCAACTACCAATAGCACATTTATGTCAACGGTTTTACCATCCAGGCTGCCCCGCACAATCATGCCTAAAAAAAACAGCAGTATATAAAGCGTGGCCCGCTTGCTGCTGGCGCTGCCTTTCTGATCCTCAAAAAAGCCCGCAAACCATCGTAATACTTGCATAGTGTTTATTTATTTTTTGACTAATCGAATTTTATACCTCATAACTAAAAGTTAATCCGTTGTTTTATTAGGAGAATTTGTTGCTGCGTAAGGCTATCAAATTGCCAACCATAAAATGGATGCTCTGGCGTGTATGCCTCGCGGCTTATTTCAACTCCGTTATTGTAATACACAATGTTATCCTCGCATAGTATACCTAAAGTTTGATGTTTATGGCATACATTTTCAACTTTCACGCTTAATGAATTAGGCGCAAACGACATTAGGCAAATGGAAATTAGTAGTAGTGCTATCTTTCTCATATCAATTAGTGGTTTGTAAATACAATTTCACAATTAGGTATTACGCCTGTAGGATTAGTTGTCCATGTAGGGCAGGTGATTTTTAATTGATAAGAATCTCCTGCGCTGATTGTTCCAGATAGGCCTGTCCATACACTACTTACGCTATTTGCTGCATTCCACTTCATTGTTCCAAGCGTAATAGTGGTAGATGTAGTAATATCATATAAGGCCATAGTAACATCTTCATTACTGCCTAAAGTGCTTGCTATTCTAACACTACATTGGGCAGCAAAAACATCTCTTGCAGTAGCTGCAATTTTATACCCTGGAGCAGCTGCCCCTGCTGTTGTGCCGGGACTTGCTAAAATCCAACCCTCATAGTAGGTTGTTGCGTCTGATGGGTTAAAAGCATTCGCCGTAAAAAAATTATCAATAAAACTAACAGAAGGAGTGGCCCCTGTTGGGCCAGTAGCACCTGTAACACCCGTGTTGCCAGTTGCGCCTGTTATCCCTGTTGCTCCGGTATTGCCCGTAGCACCTGTAGGACCTGTCGCTCCCGTAACTCCGTTTGTTCCATTACTGCCATTGGCACCTGTGGGGCCAGTGGGCCCCGTTGGTCCGGTCGCGCCTGTCGTGCCACCTCCACCGCTTACAGGTTGCCATGTTCCTACACCTGTCCCGTCATTTGTTAAAACATAGCCGTTAGAGCCTCCGTTAAGTTTGAATTTTAATGCTGTGATACTGTCTGATATGGCAAATTGGCCGTGATTTGCTTTAGCAAAATGCCCTAATGCTATTGTATAATTTACGGTTGTGTCTACAACATCTGCATTATGCCCAATTATTGTATTACCATTATCCTTAACCGTTATACCCGCATATGTGCCAATGATTGTATTTGCTTGTGATTCTGTTATACTACTTCCAGCCGATGCGCCTATTATAGTATTGCTATTACCTCCATATATAAGATAGCCTGCGCCTGACCCGATAACGGTATTTGAGCCACCACTTAAAATATCTAAATTTTTAGCAGCATTAACGCCAAATGCCGTATTGTTATTATCCTCCAAAAAACCACTCCGAATCCCGAATGCTTTAAACCGCAATCCTACCGCATCCGTAGTCCCTATAAAATTCACATTCGGGTCAGTGCCTGAATTGCCTAAAAGTGCCCACGCATTTAATGAACCATCTGCCCCAGTCGGCCCTGTTACTCCTTGTGAACCCTGTGCGCCCGTTACTCCTGTCGGCCCTGTCGCGCCTGTATTACCCGTTGCACCGGTTACGCCATTACTGCCATTTGAACCATTCGCGCCGGTTGGTCCAGTAGGTCCAGTAGCACCTGTTGGCCCAGCAGCACCACCACCACCGCCAGAACAACTTATACAATACTGCCTCCACCCATCTGCTACATCATAACGGCAAATAGCGTTGCTATCGGTATTGTAAACCATAAGGCCTTCAGTAGGTGCTGTAATAGCATTCTGTTGTGCCGTTGTAAGTCTTGGAAACATTACCCCGCGCGTTGTGCTGTTTACCTCAATAGCAGCCTTTGTGTTAGCGCCGCCATTATACCCCAGCTTCACATATTCACCTGTAGCTTTATCGCGGGCAATAACAGCGTTATCGAAGTAGTTTTGCGCCTGGCATACAGAGGCAATAAAAAGCAATCCTAAAATCAGTATGCGTTTCATATCGCTTTAATTGAAGCAGCGGTTCCTGTCACGAAACTGTCTGCTATTGTTAATGTTGCCGTTGTTTTATTCCATGTGTATTCACCGGCAATGATGTATTTTATGGTATGGTCAATAGTTAACTCAATCGCATAGCCGCGAAAATCCAAACCGTCAGGATTGTATGCGGTAACTGTGCCATCAAACAAATAGCTGCTAAGCGACTCATCAATTTCAAACTCCAGTAAGCCGGGTTTGGTTTTGCCGCCTGCCTCTGCAGGTATGTCCATCGCATCATTGCTGCAAGGCCCACCGTAAAAGCAGCGATCCTCCCCGGATACCGTTACTTCAAGGCTTACCATTACAAGCATATCAGTATCTTTTAGCCTGTAATCTTGGTTGGTAAGCTTATCCCATACTGCCTTTTTGCTTTGCTCGATGCTTGATACTACAATTTCAGCATACTCATAATTGCCAGCCGCTTCAAGTGCCCGTTTATCCCAATTTTCAAGCACACGGGATATGTCCATTGCAATACTTTGTGTATGGCTGGAGCAGTTTAAATCCTCTTTGCCATTGCCATAAATGACAATGCTTAACGGATAAGTTTCGGTAATTAGATTGGCATTGGCTATATAAGGATTCTCTTTCTTATCACGCCTTACTTTGCCATCACGAATAATGAATGAAAGCGTTTCGTAGCTGTCAAAGTTGATGTGCTGCAATTCGCCTGCTTCATAAACAGCCGGGAAACGTTGCTTTTCGCCACCAGGCACTTCTACTATTTCAGCAAGTCCATAAACCTGCTGAATGTAGCCCAGTGCCTCCAATTTGCCTTTAAGATACTTTATCGCTGTCGCTTCCATTCAGCACTTTTATTAATCGCTTCGTTATTTCATCTCTGAAAAATTGCTTCTCCTCCTTCGTATGCTTAAAGGTGGATTTGCCGTATTTGCTTACCATCCACCCCACTTTAGCAGCATTGGCAGAGTTTAGCCTTACAATTACATCCCCTTTGTCTTCGGTTAACCCAGCGTCAAAATTGTTACGCAGCGTAGATGAATAAGTAAGGTTTACGGTGTCATTTTTATATCCTTGAACGCCCTTTAACCCGTGGTAGCCGTCTGCAATGAACATTGACTTCCTGGTCTTGCCATCTTTAAATTTACTGGCATTGCTATTCTTGCCCCTTGGTTTAAATGCACTTGTTTTCTTGAACTGTTTTTCGCCGTAGTATGCCGGTTCAGTGCTGTATTCTCCAATTTTATTACCATCACCATTCACCCCCTTATCAAATATCCGCTCCGACATATCAGCATGCACTTTAGTTGCCACAGGATATATCAAATCAGCCTTTCGCAGTTGACTAATCCTGCGTTCAATCTCTTTGACATATTCTTCAGGCGTATACTTCATGGCAGAGCTACTACACTTTTTACTTTTTGCTTGCAGCTATAGCACAAGCCATCGCGCAAAACCATGTTGTCAAATACCTGTTTTATATGCTTGTTGTATTCTTGCTCGTAGTAGTCCATCAACTCAGCATGATCTGCCTTAAAGTTGGTAACGATACCAGTCAGCCGCTTGCTGAATTTCATCTCCATCATTATCCGCTGGCCGGCCTTGTATAATACAGCATAAGCAAGCATGTTACGCACACCGCAAAGCAGTTCATCAAAGCTGCATTGCAGGCTGTAGTTAAAGCTTAATCCGGCTCCGTGGCTTAATGTATCAACGTATGCGTTAAGCTTAGGGCTTACCACTGCCACTTTTAATTGCCTGAAATAAAGCGTTCCGCTGTTGCCATAACAGATGTTACAGAAGTCAGCGCATGTATTGCTGTATACCGGGGCAAATGATGTATTGTAGCTAGTAAAGCTGCTGGCATATCCTATAAATAGGTTAAGCCGTTGCTTATGGCTTGAATAGGCCTTATTAACGTCAACAGTTACGATCTCCCCGGCAACTGCTTCAACTGGTATTGTATCTAGTAACTTGCCTTGTATCAAATCATAAACCAATACATTAACAGTGCCGGTATGATTAACGAATAACCGTAGCTGGTTGATGTAAAATGATAGATACGGAGTTTGGTCAAGGCGTATTTGGTAGCCTGTTAAATAGCTTGCCTCTGCTGCCTGTTCCTGCTTATCTTCGTAGTAATAACCGCAAACGTTGTTATCAATAAAGCTTTTGAAATCATATTTCGCAGATGCCTTTAACCTAACCTCGTTAAGCACCTGGTCAGTAGCTTCTTCCACAAATGTTGTTAGCGCAGGTAATGCGGCCTTATGTTCATTGCTGAGGGCCTGGTCCATACTTGCTATGGTAACCCCCGGCAATTGCTGAACATAAAGCCCCGTAGGGCTCTGGCCGCATCCCTTTACGCCAACTAAAGTTGATAAACAACTCATAGCTTAATTACTACGGGTTGGTAACTTTAAATTTCAGAACACCGTTGGTGCCATACAGGCGATCGCCGGCGTTATACAGGTCGTTAGGCAGACCTACCACCTTAAATGCCGTGCTGATATACACGCTCAGTTTCTCACCACCGCATACCAAATATGCTTTGTAGTTATAGCTGATGCCTGTTTTAGGATCAACGATAATACCCATGGTGAACGGCTGAGTTTGGACATCTAAACCGCTGCCAGCTTCAAACTTGTTGAACTGCAAGAGGAATAAGCTGCCAGGATCAACGGCTAAGAACTGAGTTGAATCACCCAGCGCGGTAGGCACGCGGAAGCTTTCCATGAACATTGCCTGATTTTCTGCCATGAAAGAGGCCAGGTCAATACCGGCATTGGTGCAGCATACAGATTTTGTTTTCTGCATATACTTCCAGATATCGCCGTATCCGAAGATGAACGGGGTATACTGGAAACCGGAGTTGCGGCATGAATAAACGATTTCCTGAATCGCATCTTCGGTAAATTTACCAGTGCTGTCCTTGGTAGCGATGGTTTTCAGGGTATTGGTTTGGCTCAGGTTGATATCGCCATCGGAATTAAATTTACCGATTAAGGTTGCCACCTGTGCGGTTATCTGGCTTTCCATTTTGCGGCTCAATACATCCATCATTGACTGAACAATTTCAGCGATGTAGTCCTGATTGTTTTGGCACATCAACGCCAGGTTTGCAAAATCAAAGCTACGGTTGATTTCGACGCCCGCGGTGGTGTCGATCTGGTAGGTCTTTGATAAACGGCCCTCTTCGTTGTTAGAATCGCAGTTGGTAGTTAATGTGGTGCCTACCGCTGCTTCGCCATAACGCTGGCTATATACCAGTTCTACGGTGCGAACTTTGCCGGCTCCTGGTGCTACGTTTTGCTCAAGCACGCGGCTTGAGTTTACATCGCTTGGCAGGAACTGCAGGAATGGTAATGATTCTTTGGGATAGTTACGCGTTGCGTTAACAGTGTTCAAACTGGCCTGTAAGTTCGGGCAGTTCAAAATAGGAAGTATGTGTGACATGCTTTTTGAATTTTTTTGATTAAACCATTGATCGCCCGATTCATGGCCGGCGAAGGCCAACAGAGCAGGTTTATTCAATGCCACACCTGATAAAGGCAACGTGTAAGCTTCGGTTCTTTATGCCTATCCGAAAAAGGCAACTTGTCGGTTTTGGCGGTCACCCGCCGGTATTCTTACCATCGCTGATTAAGCTCCGGTAAGTTTCTTTTCGTGCTGCAGTGCCTTAGGGTGAACTTTAGTTACATCCACTTTACGGCTTCCGTCGCCCGAATTGATTTCAATTGTGCGCGTTACAGGCAAGTTGTTTTTCTTCAACAGCCCACGCGATTCGGCTTCCATTTTGAATACGTCTTCAATAGAAGCATACTTAGATGCTACTGTAGGATGCTTCACCGGCTTACCGGCTTTGTCCAACACCACAGGCTCATCATGTTCATTCAGGTCGAACTGGTATTTGTTGCTGATTAAAGCATCAAAGCCCTGTTGCTTCAATTCATCCTTCGTGTAATCGTCGGTGAACGGAATAGCCGATTTGGTTTTATCAACGATAGTGCGCAGCTTAACCTGCTTTAGTTGAGTTGATAACCCGGTAACATCGTTCACGCGGCCCTGCTTTTCAGCATCCAACTGCTTTTCCAGGTCCAGCAATGCGGTTTGCTTTGTTTCAAGCTCACCTTTCAAACGCTTCACCTCTTCATCTGTTCCTTTGCCGGCGGCATCCTTCAGTTTGGTTATTTCGCTATTAACGCGATCGTAGCCGAGTTGAAGCACCTCTTCAACAGTTTTACCGTCATACTCGCTGTTTTTCAAGCCGAATAAACCGGCTGCTTTAACGGTAAGACTGCCAAGCGTTTTGCCTACAATCTTTTTCTTGATCTCGTCATCTTTTAAAGCAGCATCGCGGGTAATGAATGTTTCATCCACATGGCGTTTTAAATCCGCCGGGTCAAACTTGCTTTCGTCCTCAAGGTCGTAGCCTAATACTTCCAGTGCTTTTTTTAAACTCATTTTAGTTGGCTTTTATGGTTTGGTTATTTAGACAGTTTCTTAACAGCCGCGTCAACCTTTTTCCAGTGCAGTTTCAGTTCGGCTGCAATCTCTTTAACGCTTTTGCCCTCTGCATGCAAAGCGGCAATTTTAGCCTCAACTGAATGAGCATCGGTCTTTGGTTCCACCGGAGTAGTAGTTTCTGTTTCTCCCGGTTCGGCATTACCGACTTCCAAATTCACCTCTTCAATTTTGCCTTTTTGGGCAATCAGCACTTTGCCGTCTACTTCTTCTTCAAGAGGCAGTTCAGCATCCGCAGCCTCCGCTATTCTTTTTTTTACAGCCTCCGAAGGATCGCTGGTAATGGTGTTCAGCGTATCGGGTAAATCCTGGCCTGGCACAAGTTCAAAGCCTTGTTTATTAAGGAAGTGAGGATCATTTTTAACCACATCAGAGCTGATTGTAATCTCATGCCCTGGGTCGTTTATACGGCGAATTTTAATCAGTATAGCCATGTTAGTTGCGTAATTTTAGACAAATCTAAATTTGATTTTCGACTTCTCAAAATTATTTTTTAGATTATTCTAAAATTTGTGGAAAAGGTTTGTAGGTTTGTTATCAGTTAATCACACGGCAAATGATTACCAACGAAAATTTAAAGGCCCCGAAACATAACTGCTGCATCCCTCATGCCGTGTGGATTAACCGGTTATGCGTAGGGGCTTATTATTCTTTATGAAAGTTCAATCAACACTTGGAGTGCTTAATGCACGGATTAGCGAAATCAATGCTTTTAGAAGGTCATGGCCTGGTATCTCAATGATAATAGGTGGCCGAATATCAGAATTTGAAAAGCACAACGCGGTATATATAGGAATACTGCAAGAGAAAGGCGCTGCGTTAATGGCTAAATACATCGCGCATGAAGACGGTAAACCACAATCGGCTAAAGATGCGGACGGCAAAATAACAGGCTGGGTTTTTAACAGCGCGGCAGATGAAAAAGCATTTAACGAAGAATACGATGCTTTAATGGCTCGCGAATGCACCATAATCTATTAAGCCATGATAACAGCAGAAGAAGCCCGCCGTTTAGGCGCAGGAAATAATAAGTTGCGAAACGCCGGATATGAAGTTGAAACAAGTAACTGCTACATAATTAAAATATCATGGTAGCAGTTTATTTATTAAACAAAATAACCAACCATATATGTTGATACCAATTAACGTGCTCGTTTACATATTTATCGTGATTGTAGCAATTTGCTACATCGTATTTCTTGAATCAAGGCAAAGCCGTGGAGGATATATCAACTTTGACGGTTGCGCAACAATGTTTCTGGTATTTCTGTTAGCGGTTTTCACTCTTGTATGGGGTGGAATTTATTGGTGGTAACAGTGAATAAACTACGTTTAAATAGAACCCCATGGTAAACAAGCAACTAACAGTCTGCGTCCCCACCTACAAACGCTATCAAATGACAGTTGAAGCGGTAAGTTCTGCTTTGCAGGATGATAGAGTTGGCGAAGTGGTTGTGGTGGAAGACGGATTAACCGAAGACGGCCAAATGCTTAAACAGCATTATAACAACCACCCTAAAGTTACCGTCTATTTTAACCATACAAACCTTGGCGTATATGGCAATAAGCACCGCGCCGTTCAACTGGCATCCAATCCGTGGGTTATTATACTCGATAGCGATAACCGGTTAACACGCGAATACCTGGATGCTGTATTTAATGCTGAATGGAATGAGGCAGAAGTATTAGCCCCTGTATTTGCCCGGCCTACGTTTGATTACCGCGCTTACTCCGGTGAAGTATTGCAGAAAAACAATGTAGCTCAATTTATTGGTAAGGCTGGTATTGATTGCTGCCTGAACACCATGAACTACTTTGTAAACCGAACGATGTATCTGTTGGTATGGCAACCACGCGCCGACATTATCGGGGCTGATAGCATCTACTTCAACTACCTATGGATGCTAGCTGGTAACTGTATTAAACTGCTTCCGGGTATGGAATACGAACACCGCGTTCATGATGGCAGCTACTACGTAAGCGTAGCACGTGAAAGCGCTCCACTGACTAAACAGATTGAAAATTTAATGCTTAAAATGAGATGATAACATTCAACCGTAACGGGCGTTTAGGCAACTTTTTATTTCAGGTAGCAGCCTGCTATGCCTATGCTAAAAAGCATAAGATGGAGTATTGCGTCAATCCTGGCGACTATCTCGACTTATTTCCGCATTTGCCGGTTGGTGAATTGTCTACCGCAACGGCTGTTACCTATAAAGACCCTAACCCGCACCGGTATATTGAATTGCCATACCATAAGGATGTTATACTGGAAGGTTTCTGGCAGTCATACAAATACTTCGAAGATTGCCATGATGAGGTTATAGACCTGTTCCTATTCCCCAAAGAGCAAAAGAAAGGTGTAGTTGGTATCCATGTGCGCCGTGGTGATTATTTACAGTATTCGCAAGCTTTCCCGCCTTGCCCGGCGCATTATTACCGAAAGGCAGTTAAAGCATTTACAGATAACGGCATAACCAACTTTATCGTATTCAGCGATGATATAGCATGGTGTAAACAAACCTTTTCCGCTTTTGAAGGAGAATTTGAATACCGAGATGGCCAAACACCATTGCAGGACATGCACGAAATGAGCACCTGCGAACATCAAATAATCAGCAATAGCAGTTTTAGTTTATGGGCTGCTTTAGCGAACAGAAACAAGCATAAGATAGTGATTAGTCCCAGCGCTGAATTTAATTGGTTCGGACAGCTTACTGGCTTATACACACTGGATATGCTGCCCCCTTCTTTTATTCAGTTAAAATTTTAACCCAATAATCCATATATGAAAGTAAAAAGACTATTACAGCTAATAACTGGTTTTCATCAGATACACGACCCATACAACTCTTATGGATAGAAGCTGCCATTTTTATCAATTGCCCTTTCAACTAAATATGGGTTTTTCAAACTTAAAAAGGGGTATTACCATAACTGCACATTGACTGGTATTTATTGAGTTTTGATAAGGCATATGAACAAAGCACAGAGAATACTTAAAGGAGCAAAGTTTGACCTTGAGCAAGAGGTTGAATATGCCAATAAAATAGGCAAGGATACAGGGTTTATAACCACTGTTAGCGTTCGGCAATGTGGCGTTATGTATGGCGTTACGTGGAGCAATAAAACCGAATCCTACCATTGTGATTTCGAGCTAAAACAAAAACAATAATATCCCTGGCAACCGCATCATTGAACATAAAGCTGAGTATGTTATGCCAAAAATGATATTCATTAAGTATGGAATTAAGCAGTGCAAACTGGTCCTTAACCTGCCAAGATTAAAGGGGGCTTAATGAGGTAAACGCCCTTGCGGTTTAAAAAGTTTTCAGGGCAATTCAGGCAAACAGCCGATTGATACCCGTAAGGTATTCACTTTAAAAAAAGAGTATGATAACATTCGTATTGGTAACAAGAAATGATGGGCATGAGGGAGATAGTCTTTACAGGCTTGCTCACTCTCTTTATACCAACTATCACCGAATTAAACAAGCGTTTCCCAACGCTCATAAAACCTTCCAAATATTAGTTGGCGACTGGGGAAGCGAAGTGCCGCTAAGTTTTGAAGTGCTTGGACTGCAAGAAATACCAATAGTAAAATTCGTTCACTTCCCTAAAGAGATCACATCGCTATTTGACAGCGAATTTAATGAGGTTCATCCGCTTAATTACCTTATTCGTAATGCAAGAAATGGCGTCGTTGCGCGGCTTGACCAGGACATCATTCTTGGTAATGTATTCATGAACTATCTGCGCCGACAATCATGGGGATACCTGACAAACACCATACTGTGGAGTGCCAGAACCGATATGCAACGGTCCGGTAAAGAGATCTATCGATTACCGCAATACAGCCCAACTTTTTACATGGATGCAATCGGTATTATAATGGCACCTTGGCAAGTTTGGGCATCGGTAAAGGGCTATAACGAAGCCATGATTTACCGCAACCATATGGAGCATGACCTGTATAAGCGCTTCGTAGAGCTTGTAGGCGTTAACCGCGTCATCAATATAGGTGATGAGTTGTGCAATCCTTTCTTCCATATCTGGCATCTTAAAACAGCAACTGAGCATCGCCTGAACAATGACCCAAATACGCCTTTTAATAATGGCGAAGATTGGGGCCTTGAACAATACAAACATTTAATCACCATTAAATAATATTCATTATGATGCTCGAATTTGACCAGCTTGTAAGCAAATACAACTTAGCGCCTAAAGGCGTGTTTCACATTGGTGCAAGCACCGGCCAAGAGGCCGAACAGTATGCAAAGCATGGCATTGATAACATGGTTTTTATAGAGGCCATAGATGAGGTTTACCAAGACCTTGTAAGGCACGTTGCTAAGTATCCTGATGCTATTGCAATTAAGGCCTGTATCAGCGATACGGACGGACAGCCGGTAGTTTTTAAGATAGCCAATAACCAAGGCCAAAGCAGCAGCTTTTTGGACTTTGGAACGCACAGCACCATTCACCCGGAAACGCGGTTTATTAAGGCGCGCAAGATGTTTACGCATCGCATTGATACGCTTGTTGCTGCCACCGGTTTAGATATGGCGCGTTACGACCTGTTAAACATCGATCTGCAGGGCGCTGAACTGTTTGCCTTAAAAGGCTTGGGAGCCTTATTAAATGGCTTTAACTCCGCCATTCTGGAAATCAATAAGCAGGAAACCTATAAAGGTTGTGCATTGGTTGGCGAGGTTGATGAATACATGGGCCAATACGGATTTGAACGTGTTGAAACTGGATTTTGGATTGAAGACACCTGGACTGATGGCTTTTACATCAAAAAATAAACTATGGAACTACTGGTTCACATAATACTTATATGTAGTGTAATGTGGTATTTAGCAATAATGACTTTCTTATTGCTGTTGTTTAATGCCATTTGCGATGATGATAACGCTCCTTTAATTACCAGATTGCTGCTCAATGTTGCTGCAATTTTTTGGCCTTTGGGAATACCGTTAATGATCATCATTGACAACATCCTAAAAATGATAGAATGATAAACGTTCCAGAACAATTTCGCCCGCTGATAAACACAGCTTTCCCGCCGGGTAACAAGCCAATTTTTGAGGAGCGGTTTTATGATAACTACAAACCTGAACTGGAAGGTAAAAGGGAGTATTTGCCCGTATTCTGGACCGGTTATTATGTGAATAACAACTATGGCAATGATAAGGCAGCAATATCCCGGTTACAGGCCTTTATTGACACGCTGGATACCTCAAAGAAGTATTACACCATAGTTCAGTATGATGACGGTATTTTGAATGACATTTCGGGGCTTGACATTAAGGTTTTTGCCATGAGTGGTCCACGGATCGACTATGCATTACCACTGCTTTGCCATCCGCATAAACCATTGGCCCCGGTAGCTATCAGAGATATTCCGGTAGCTATCAGAGATATTTATGCAAGTTTTGTTGGTAGCCATACGCACCCGATACGTGAACATGTGTTTGCACTGGCCGGTACCGGTGGAACTTATATCAGCGATAGGCCACATAGCATTGATGAGTTTACTCCTATTTTAAACAGGTCGATTTACGCCCTTTGCCCTCGCGGTTACGGGCAAACATCTTTCAGAATTTGTGAGGCGTTACAATACGGGGCTATACCTGTATACATATCCGATCAGTTTATTGAACCACAAGGCATTGATTTTAATACCTACGGAGTAAAGATACCAGCAGAGCAAGCGCATAAAATTATGGATATTCTGCTGGAGATATCTGTTGAAAACATATACGCAAAGAGGGTTGTTGGCCGGGAAGTTTACCGCAACGTTTATTCATTCAACGCTACACGCAATTACATACTTAAAAACACGCTTTCATGAGCACAAAAACAGCATTAGTTTTAGGCGCAGGTGGCTTTATCGGTTCGCACCTGGTTCGCAGATTAGTTAAGGAAGGTTACTTTGTAATGGGGGTTGACCTTAAAGAACCTGAATTTACACCAACAGTAGCGCACGAGTTTGTTATAGGCGACTTACGAGATCAGCGCGTATGCGACAGGTTGTTCAACGGGCCTTATAAATGGGACGAGGTATATCAGTTAGCCGCTGATATGGGTGGAGCTGGTTATATTTTCACCGGCGAAAACGATGCGAATGTAATGCATAACAGCGCACAGATTAACCTGAACATAGCCGAACTGTGCAAGGCATTTAAGGTTGGCAAGGTGTTTTACTCCAGTAGCGCCTGCATGTATCCGGCGCATAATCAGGAAGACCCTAATAATCCGAACTGCAAAGAAGAATCAGCCTACCCTGCTAATCCTGATAGCGAATATGGATGGGAAAAGCTATTCAGCGAACGGCTATACCTTGCCTACAACCGTAATTATGGACTTAACGTTCGTATTGCCAGGTTCCACAACATCTTTGGTCATGAAGGAACATGGAAGGGCGGCAAAGAAAAGGCCCCGGCCGCTATTTGCCGTAAGGTAGCAGAAGCGAAAGAAGGTGAATACATTGAAATTTGGGGCACCGGCAACCAAACACGCAGCTTCCTTTACATTGATGAGTGTGTAGAAGGTATCCGTAGGCTGATGAATAGCGAGTTTACCGGGCCTGTAAACCTTGGTAGCGAAGAAATGATAACCATTGCGGGACTGGCAAGAATGGCAATAAGGATAAGCGGTAAAAAGCTGGGCATTAAATACGTGGACGGCCCAACAGGTGTTAATGGCCGCAATAGCGATAATGCCTTAATAGCGGAAAAACTGGGTTGGGCACCTAATTATAAGCTGGAAGATGGGATGGTAAGAACTTACCTATGGATAAGCAGGCAAGTTGAACTGGCAAAGTAATACGAAGGCCCTCAAAAGGGGCCTTTTTTATTGCTGATCCATCCCCTGTTATAATTTTTAACAAAATAAAATGATCAAAATGTTGTGATATTTCACAACATGCTTTATCTTTGCAGTATCAAAATCAAACGATATGAGAAGCCAAATGCAAATTACATCTGAAACAAACGCGCTTAACCTACCCAAAGCAGCTATAGAAGTTGATCAGCAAATAATATTTAACCGGCCTAATTGTATGATGGTTTGTCGTATAGTAGAGGTTCGTGAAAAGGCTGTGCGCGTAGATTATGCAAATGAACCTATTTGGGGTAATTGTGCCGTAACCGTTTATACCTATTCATGTTGGATTCCTAAATCTGCAATTGTGCATGATCAATACGGATCTTTAACCACTAAAAAGTGGTTTGAAAATAGGGAACTATATACTTAACTAACCCACGCCGGTGGGTTATAAAAATACTAAAATGAAAATCAGTAGAATTTGGGCAATGCCCTCGCATCATACTTTTAAAATTAAACCAATAGCCGAATTGGTGAGCAGGTATGTTGGCAATGGTATAGGATGGATAGATCCTTTTGCAGGTGAAAATAGCCCTGCCGAACTTACAAACGATATGAACCCCGATAAACCCGCCAAGTTTCACCTACACGCTAAAGACTTTGCGGCGCAATTAGAGGGCACTTACAAGGGCGTATTGTTTGACCCTCCATATTCATTAAGACAGGTTAAAGAGTGCTACGAAAGCATAGGCGTGAAGCTATTTCAAGAGGACACGCAAAGATTCCCGCAAAACGTAAAGGAGCGCATCTCCCCAAAAATAATTACTGGTGGGTATGCTATAACTTTTGGATGGAATAGCCAAGGCTTTGGCAAAAAGCAAGGCTTTGAAATAATTGAGGTTTTATTAGTGCCTCATGGCAGAGGGCACAATGACACCATAGTAACGGTAGAAATAAAAGTAGAATGATAACCCAACCGCTTAGGTTAAACAAGTATATAATTCCCAAAATTAATAGCATGAGTAACAATAACTACGGCTCTATAATAATTGGCCCAAACGCAAGCAACCAAAGAGAGGAAATAATCGAGGATTTTTTTAAAGCACGGTATCATGATGGCCGGCTAATCACACTATGCAAAATCAAACATGGATACTATATAGTTGTAGAAAATCCTGTTAGCTCCGGCCGCGATCCTCAGCTAAAAATGTTACTAACTGAGGAATCCTTTTTGGCTCTGCTGCTTTCTATGCATCTTTTTATGCAGGGATTGAATATTGACAGTTTTGAACTTCTTAAACGAACAGTGGAGCGCGACAAAATAGAGTTCGAATCATCTGTTGAGATAAATATCCAATAATGCGTCCCTTAACCGTTTAGCCCCTCTATGCGTCACCAAACCATACTGCAAATACTAAACCAACTGCCCGAGCCCTACCGCAGCCAGGCCATTGCCGAGGCAAACCGTCAGGGCCGGCAAAAGCAACTCAACGAAACCTGAAAATAAATTCGAAGGTGGATGGAAGATAAGACCGTATTTTATTGAATCTGGCAAAGTAATAATGGTTTAACCCACCAGCGCGGGAACTGCGTAGTGCCAGTTTAAAACACAACTATGTTACACTACGATAAATATATCGTTGCCTTTTCAGGCGGCAAGGATAGCACAGCTTGCTTTTTGCATTTGCTTGAAATTGGTATACCTATCGATAAAATAGAACTGTGGCACCACGATGTAGATGGCCGTGGACAGCAGTTTATGGATTGGGAGTGCACCGAAAGCTACTGCAAGGCATTTGCCGCCCATTTTAAGGTGCCTATTTACTTTAGCTGGAAGCAAGGTGGTTTTATGCGCGAAATGTTGCGTAATAACAGCCGCACGGCCCCTATTAGCTTCGAAACTCCGGATGGTGTGAAAACAGTTGGCGGTATTGCTGGCAAGCAATCAACCCGGTTAAAATTTCCCCAGGTGTCAGCAGATTTAAAAGTACGTTGGTGCAGTGCCTACCTTAAAATTGATGTAATGGCGGCCGCTATCCGCAACCAGCCAAGGTTTAACGGTATTAAAACAGTTGTGCTTAGCGGGGAACGTGGAGAAGAAAGCAAAGCAAGAAGCAATTACGCCATACTGGAGGCAGACCGCAGCGATAACCGCAACGGTGCAAGCAAACGTTATGTGGACCGATTACGCCCTATACGCGATTGGGCCGAAAGCGAAGTATGGAGTATTATTGAACGATACAAGGTTCGTGTACACCCTGCATATTATTTGGGATATGGTAGGGTAAGTTGCAAGTGGTGCATTTTTGGTAATAAAAATCAGTTTGCCACTAGCTACAGCATAAGCCCTGAACAGGGCGAAAACATAATAGCACTCGAGAAAGAGTTTGGATACACTATTAAAAATGGTACAGATCTGCGAACACTTATTGAGGCTGGTGAACCTTATGAAGAATCTTACAATAACTTGTTAGTAAGATTGGCTATTGGTAAAGATTATGATAAATCCATTATTTGCGAATACTGGACACTTCCTGCAGGCGCTTACGGGGAATGCTGCGGACCAGTTTAAAAATTTGTAGTATTGAATATGAAAATAGATGGCACACGCGCTGCTTTTGCTGCTATGTTAAAGGTAAAAGGTATTCACAACATACTTGGCGAAAGTAGATTTACCGTATCTAACTACCGGAAATACCTAAAAGAAGGTAGAAGCATCAGTCTTGATAAAATGGAGGAAATGTTGCTGCGATACGGGGCAAAAGCGGTAAAGGAAAAGCAATGGAAGCTTCCTAATCAGCCTTGTAATACCCCAAAGCAATAGCCCTATTTAAATCAGCCTTAGGCACGTATTCCGTAGCCACTGGCAACAGTATGTGATTGCAATTATAACCACCGGCCAGGCTGAATATGGTGGCACCGTTAGTATCGTAGTTCATGCCCTCCCAATACACCTTAACGCCTGCAGGTGTTGTATATAGCAGCTTTGGCCGCTCTAAGGAAGCATCACGCTTAGTACCATTCCCCCACTCTGCAATTTCATCCTTATGGTATATGTGGCCGTGGCGCTCATTGCACATTAAACGCGTATCCTTAACAGTTCCGCCGCTCCATTTGTAGAACTCAATACCATGCCTTTCAGAGGTCAACTTCACATACTGCCTATCGCTTACGGCAAATACATCCTTCACATATCTACCGGCATACTTGCTTAACAGCGAGTTTTCGCCTACAAGCTTTGCTTTTAGCTGGTCTACAGTATCAAGAAAGTCTGCCCCGCTGGTAATGCTGTTACTTAAAAAATCAGCGATAGGCTGTAACAGCTCTTGCTGCACAGCCCCATCATCCAGCATCATTAAAGCATTCTTTTGCGCCGCCTTTATGGTTTCTCCATACAGTGCATCGCTGCTAAATGAGCCTACTATTTTTTCAAGTATCTGGTCGTTAAGCCCGGCTTGGGCACCTATTTCTTTAGCAAATGCGGTTATGGCATCAACATAATCTTTATTGAATACCGCCTGCTTTAGCTTTTCGATAATGTTTCCGATCCGGTTAAAGTTGGCCGAACTGGCAACTATCTTGCCGTCTACTATCTCAAGATTGTTAAGTTCTGATTTGATGGCCTTAAAAAGCTCTATGCTCTGCTTATCGATAGCAGTTTGAAGCGCTTCCGGCACTGATTCAAGCCGGGATATTCGCTCATCTATTAGCTTTTCAAGACTGGCCATTATCCGGTTGCAATTTTACCAAGCAAAGCATCTGCATTGTTAGTATTACGTGCATTGGCCTTATCCTTTGCGCGCTGTTCGAGGATGCCACGAATTTCAGCAGGTTCTTTGTTCAAAAACTCAGTGTCTTTGGCCATTTCATCATAAATGTAACTGAGTATTTCGCAGTGTAGTATTGCCTGCCACAACTCTATAATACCACCTGTTTTAAGCTGCATTACTTCGAGGTTGGTGCTGTTTGCATACGGGTCAATGATAGTTACCAGCTCATCAATTTTAATAACGGATGAATGCTGATTGAATCGCTGGGCAATCCATTCTTTTTTCAGTTCATTAAAACCAACGGCCGGCAAACCGGCTGATTTAGCTCCGTTAACCTCAGTTGTAAGCTCAGCCGGAGTGCGTAAGTCGAATGTTTGAGGCGGACTGACAGCAATTACCTTGTCTTTCATCAAATCCATGTAACGCAACCTGGCGGCGGTATTCATAAACCGGCTTAATAGCTGATACAGCTCATTGCTGATAGTTAGCAGGAAGGTATATAGTTCATCCCTGTCAATAGTCACCTCAGTTGCGGTAGGATTTTGGCCGGTTGCTTTGCTGCTAACATCAATATTGATAAACTGAAAGGCAGAAACTATATCCTTTTCAATCTTCTTTTGGTTGAAGTCCAATATTTCAGATGGTGGAGAAACATAAGCAAGGGCAGGGAAAGGAAGTTTATCGGTTGCGTCAGTTAAGTTTGGTGCATCCAATACATGATCTCTTAACGGGCTAAAGCCTACCATACCCTTACCGCTACACGTTGGACAATCGCTGCCCGCATCGCTAGGGTCGTCACTGTAAATTTTACCGTTACTGCACTTAGCATTAGGGCACTTCTGTTCGTAGTAAGTGCGTATAGGGTAGGCTATTTTGCTGATACTGGCATCCAGCGTGCTATCGAGCTTTATTGCCTTATTCAAATGCGGCAACGCCCCCATGAAATAGCTGTTATAAAGCGGATTACCATCAATTAAATCAGCCGGTATCCCCTTCAGCTTCCATGCCGGGCAATATCCCAGGTTGTGGTTGTGGTATACCTGGTAGTTAAACTTAGGTTCGCTTTTCTTGCCAACCTGCCAGATGCGGTAAATGTTGGTGTCATCGTATAGATACAATACATGCCCCTCATTTACTTTACCATTACCGGCCTCAATCATGGTCTTTTCATCGCTGCATACAAGAGCCATTTTAGCCTCTTTATACATCAGCACATCATCGCTATCGTAAATGGTAGCATATGGGGCCAATTCCACGGAGTTATCAACCACTGTTTCGCCGGATGCTGTTACCTTTAGTGGTATGTCAAATCCAACGGCTAATACGCTGTTAGGGTCGCGTATTTTTTGCTTGGTAACAACACTCTGAAAGTAGCTGATAACATTCTCGTATACCGGGTATTCAGCCGTGAAATACTTTTTCAACCCACCTTCTGCAACATCCGGCCAGTCGATCTTGTAATTCTGTTCGGCCCAAATGCGGTTTAGGCTATTCTCGGCCCGGTGCCAATAAGGCACGGTGATGCTTTCGAAGCTGTCGCGGCGGTATTTTGTTTCGGCCTCTGTTTCATTAGGTGCCTTTGCCCGCATTAGCTTTTCCGGGAAGTTACCCATCTCGCAATGTATTTCAATTGCCTCAGCGTGTTCACATGCCTCTTTATAGGCTTCGCCCCATACCGCATGCTTACCCTTAGCATTTTTCATACTTGAGATAACGCGTGTAACAATAGCCGTGATGTCCAGTTCAGTTAGCATGTTCCGCAGGGTTTTGGCTTAGGTAGTTTTATGCTCTTTGCCATGGTGTGGTTTTTTTAAGTTGAAACAAATTTTTGACGGCCTAATACGGTAGCCTTAATGTGTGCCCCGGAGCCTGTTAACTGTTCGAAGCATTCAAACATTTGCCGGTCGTAAGCTTCTTTAACCGTAACGTGATTGGTGTCGTAGTTTCCAAATAAGCCAACACCATACCAGGCGTCACGTAATTTTTCAAGCGATAGGCTTTCGAACTTATCAATGATAGTCCTGAAATACAGCGGTCGCTGATGGTCCGGCATGGTGCCCAGCATTGTGCATGCAAGGTTAAAATACAATTCATCCGGCTGAATGTTCTTGGAGCTACTCGGTTTACCCCATGTTAACCACTGCTTTTCAACTGGCAATGGATTGTTCATAAGCAGATCGTAAGCCTTGGAAAATATTGCGCTGGCCCGTTCCGATTTACGGATAAACATGTAGCTGCTATTGATAGCCGGTAGTTTATCAGTTGGTTTTAATCCGTAATGCTCCCATACAACACCCGGCTTAGCCCACTTCATATGCTTAAACTCTGCTCCCTGGTCAATAGTGTATATGCCTTGAATCTCGCAACCAAAGTCGGCATTGGAATTAAACAGGGGGGATATATCCTTAACCACGCATCCGTCAACATCCAGATAAACGGTTTCGTCAAAGCATAGCAGGTTGTAAAGACCTGTTTTAAGCTTTGCAGGGAAGAACCTGCCATCGATATCTGTGTAAAGAACCTTAGCCGCTACGGTAACAATATCAAACCATTTAGATTCAGCCTTAGCAGCTAAATCATAACTGGCGATTAGCTGTATTTGAATACCAGGCGAATGATAGCGTATAGATGCGGCCATATTAACGGCCCATCGTAAATACGCATCATTGCCAACAGCTATCAATGTTACCCCCTGTTTCACGAATGCGGATTAGGTGGTAGCAAATATGCCTGCAGGTGCTGTTACACGGGTAGGGAACTCATTGGGTTTAGAACTCCACGAAGCCTTACACACGTAACGTTGCAGCTCCTTGTTAGAGGCCGGCGCAACAGGCTTACAGGAGAACACCACAGATTTTTGAACGATCAGTAGTTCCTCTTCAGTGCAATTGTGCACTACCAGGTAGGAGTCTTTCAGGTTAAGCGTTTGGTAAAAGCTATCGTTAGCGGCGTTTACGTTAGCATCCATCCATTCAAAGGTCCAGTCGAAGCCGTCCAGTATTTGTTCAGCGCCGCATGCTACCGGGTTGTCAACGTTTTGTTCGGATGGCTCCGTTAATTCGCCTTTGATACGGTTAATTAAGCGGGCCTTACCGGCATTTATGGCTGTGGTCCATTGTGAAGCATTTGTAAAGTCGGTTATGCCGTGATCCTTTTCAAGGATCACTATTGATTTAAAGCCCCCTTTTTTAAATGTGTTGCACTGATTTTCGATATGATCGGTCAGTGTTACGCAAGGTAAGAATGACATGTTGGTAAAATTGAAAATTGCCCTCTTATTCGATGGGAATCGGGTTAACCCAACTGGCCTTATTTAGATGGGATAAGGCTGGGCCCAACAATGTGTAGTGCGATTGTAAATAAACCGACCTTGCGAAAGTAAAGAAAGCTATTGTAATTTCCCAAACAACATTTTCACTTTAAATGTGCTAATTTGCCTATCCATGGCAGAATTTGAGATAACATACAGTTTGCTTAGCAATGATGAGATGCTAAAGGCTATTCTGCTAATGAATTGCCGCAACCTGGTTGTGAATGAAATACTGCTGCAAAAATTGGCCTATATAACAGGCGAAAATCCAGAGAATATCCGCATTGAGGTAAACGAAGCTGCTGCTAAACGCGCCGGTGACATCTTCGCAAGGATAATGGTAAGCACTGACAATGAAGCCGTAGAAAAACGCCTTAACGACATCCTGAAAGATCAGGATTTAGGCAAAATTGATGAGGAAGATTAGGCTATTTTAAGGTGCAAGTCCACGGGCATCCTTGTCCGTTATTCATAGGAGCGGTATGTTGTTGTAAGTAATCCTTATCAGCCTCAGTGCAGACAGTCTTTTCAGTATCACCGATAACGTGACTTGAACCATTTACGCATTTTGCTACACACAAGTAACAGTTTTCCTTTTTGCAGGAAGAAACAAGAGCCATGGAGGCCAGTAACACAATAAATAAACCTTTCATTTTGCCGTGTTTTGAAGCTAATGTAAAGCTTTTCAGCAATTTGTCAAGTTTCGCTATACGTTGGCCCGCAAAAGTGTGAAACTGGTAAGCCCGGTCATTAGCTTGTAATCCATGTTAATGATATACCCGTGCATCTTTTCAGTTGCAGACTTGTAGAAGGTGATATACCCATAAGGATTGGTCCGTATTGTATTAAACTGGCTGAAAGTTAGTGGATAATCAAAGGTGTATGTTTCAGGTAGCCAAAGTGGTTCAATATTGGCCGCCAGGCTCTCATCCCAGGCGATGTCGTCATTCTCCCCTAATACCTGCCCGCTAAAATCTGCCTGGCATCCATTATCCGTTTTTGCAACCTGCAATTCAGTATTGCCCTCCCCCTTAACAAACTTTATATTGCCGTGTATTTTTTGCAGGCCCGCCGTTAAAACGTTCAAATGGGCCAACAGCATGCGCACCGGGGTTAAGGCGAGGTTGTAAGCCGTTTGCAGGATTTGCAGGCCCGAACCTGTGCTGAAGCTATAGGCATAAAGATCAGGAACAAATGGGATGAAGTAATTCCGGACGGTTTGGATAATGAAGTTATCATTGTCATATTTCCAGTCTTCATTATTTACCGGTTGACCGGCTTTTAAAAACGCCTTTTTGCGGCGGGTAAGTTCTATTGCATAGCTGCTGGCAATAAACTTCGAAATACGCCGGTAGCCTCCCTTTGCACTTGCAACTTTGGTGGAATATTGATGCTTGGTGCATGGTTCATCAATACCGTTTTTGAACTCCGTTTCCCACTTATCGTAACCTATTTCAACCTTGTTAAAATATCGGCTGTTATCATTCCTACGTGTGTAATCAGCCACATAGGGAAGTTCAATGATCTGCGTAGTATTATCATACCAGAACGCCAGAGGTTCAACCCTAATTTTCCCGGTTGATAGACCCAATCCGATATTGTCGATAGCATTCAGGCTGTCAAACATATCAGCCAGGTTGCAGTATATTTTCTTATCAGGAAACTTGCGGATATTTAGGCCATTGGTTATTGATCGCAACGCCCCGCATCCATCTGCTGCGTATGCCTCCTTATCGCTATCAGTGCGGCCATAGAACTCACTGTAAAAATTACCGTCGCTGTCTGCGATAGCATCAACCACCTGGTTAAATGCCTCGTGCACATGCTGGGCCTTGGTAGTGCTGTAGTCGAATGAGGTAATTGCGCTTAACTTTACCGTAGAGCGGTTGTAGTTAAATTGATTGGTTATGCTAACTGAGCCTGATAGTAGGGTCCATTCAATTACCCAATATAAATAAACCTCCTCCCCTGCTTTTAATGTTAATGTTCCTGTCTCACTAATAGTGAAGCTAACATTGGTTGGATTCCCTCCAGTAGGTAAGCCTGGCACATCATACAATTCAATAAACGTGAGATCATTGGTTAGCCTTTTCCCATAGGCCAACATTAGTTTGATGCTTTCAATTCCCCTTGAATTCACTGCTGAATCGCTAAGCGTTCCATCAAAATCAACTGAATAGGTAATTGTAATTGGAGTGTTATATCCTTCTCCGGACAGCTTTAGTATTGGCTCAATGTAATTATTGCCCTCGTTAATTGCCCACTGATTACCATCTCCAACTTGAGAATACTCGGTTAGCGGCTGTGTTACTTTGAAATCATCAACATTGGTCTGGCTACCAAGTGGAACAAATATGCCGAACGCTGTCCCAGCCTTTGGGTAACTACCGGTTGCGGACTGCGTATACCCATCTGCAACAGCCCATTCGGTCAAATACTCAATGTCAATTGGGCTAAGCGGCAATTCATACGTTGCCGGGGCTGTTATAGTTTCGCCGCCTATGCTTGTCGTGCTTTCTATGTCAACATCAATCTCATCCCTGGCCGTTAGTTTCGTGAGCAGGTCGTTTTTCTCAATGTTTACGGTAGTCACTTGCCCATCCGTTGAATAGCTTGCCAGGTTTAGCAAACCTTCAAACAACGTTGAATAGATGCCACTACCATCGCAGTCGATCTCCACTTTAACCGTGATACGTCCGTCAATATCCTGTGCCTCGTAAACAGCATCAATAAACTGCTTGCCGCCTCCATCGCAATGAAACTTTAGTTCGCTGGTATAGTCCTGAAATATCCCGTTATACCGTTCATCCCGGTGCATTTTGTAAACTGCATCATCCCATCCGATAGGGTCATTGGCTAATACCTCAGTGCTGCTATCTGCCAGGTTGGTTAAGGTAAATCTGAAACGGTTCATGCGCGGTAACGTTTTTGATGGTAGTTGCTTTCGGCTATGTTCTTGCTAATCGTATTAGCCATATACTTTGCGCTTTGTTCACTGCTTTTACGTATGACAAGTTTGAGCCCGCTATCGTCATACGATTCGGATACAGCAACATTATTAGCTGCTTTCAGCGCCGGCAACACGTAGTTTGCCATTAAAAAAGGCTCTAAACGCAGTTCGTTAGCAGCTTTAAAAATGTCAGGTCCGTATTCCGCTACCGCCTTACGGTGGCTGATATACTCTCCACCTTCTGCTTCGATAAGAACACCGCCTTTGGAGTGCCTGCGACCGGTTATCATGCCCTGATAAATATTACCCCCAACCAAAGGCACCGGGCCCGACTTTTCAAACTTTGGTATTTCGGGAAGCGGCCGGCTTGCCACGGCTGCTGCCTGAGTTACGCCCTGGGCTGCAATCAGCGCAATCAACGGAGCCGCTGCCGGGAACCCTGGGTTTGCAATAGCATTCTGGATTGCCTGCGCGGTTTTAAGCGCAATATCAAACAGGGCAAACGCTTTATCTGCTTCTGCCTGTTTACGTGCAATCATTGCCTTTTTCACTGCATATTCCCGCTCTATACGTTCACGCGCCTTTACATCATTGCCGTAAATGGCAAGCTGCTTTTGCTTTTCTTGCTCAAGTTTATTGGTTTCTGTTTCAAATAATGAGGAAGTTATATTGGCAAAGCCCTGAACATATGGCTGGGCCATGGTAAGCGTATCCGCAAACTTGTTGATAAACATGGCTACCTGCGCCTCAATATCCTTTGGAGGGGCCAGGTTTAGCGGTATGTTTAGTGGTGGAAGATTTTCTATTTGCGCGTTGGTGTCGGTAATGAGTTTTGCCGTTTCTTCCAGTAGTTGCTTTTGGTTGGCCTGTTGCCGTGCAATATAGTCTGTGGCGTCCTTATCTGCCTTTGCAAATGCTGCCTTATCAGCGGCCCTTTCTGACTGAAAAGCCTTTATTCTTGCATCCTCAGCAAGCTTTGCATACTTATCCCGTATCGCCTGTATTTTGCTGCCTGTTTCTTCTTCAAAGTCCTGCAGGTATTTGGCCCGTGTGTCGCCGAATATAAGCGCATCGTCAAGGCGTTTAACATACTCCGCCTTCTCGTATTCGCGGCTTTTTTGCACAATAGCAATTTCCTTCTCCATACCATCCTGCATCTGCGATAGCCGGCGCATGGTATCTTCTTGTGCAAGCTTTGCCTGGTCGCCGCTTACGGCCGTATTGAATTTGGTAAGTTCCAGTTCGGCTTCCTTAACGGCTTTGGCCAATGTAGAATAAGCCTCCGCATTGCTTTTAACGACCGCACTACCCAATCCGAAAGAAGTAAGCATCTGGTCTACAAGCCCCGGAGTTTTCTTTATTTCAGCGTTCAATAAGGCTTGCTGCTTTGCCAGGTTATTTTGTAACAGTTGCCTTTGCACTTCGCGCGTGCTGGCCCCTATGCTTTCCAATAGAGCCTTTTGGTCTGTTAACAGCTTGTTGGATGTATCGTATTGCTCATTGATTTTCTCGGTAGCGCTTTCGCTTTCACCCAACAGGCTTACCAGATATACTATGCCAGCAATAGCCAATGCAACGCCGCCGGTAATTGCGCCCCATGTTGCCATGCTTGCAGTGCGTAATGCAATCATGCCGGATTCAATAAACCCTACACTGGCCGCATATGCCTTATTCAGCAATGTGCCTTTTGTTGTTAGCTGCTGGCCCAGCTCCTGCACACCCTGCAATACGGCCATTGCCGCCGTTGTTTTGGCAATGATTTTTTCGAGGTTCTTATTCTCAGCGCCAAACAAGGCAACAGCTCCCTGTGCCAAGCTAAATGCCGCCGCCGCGCCCTTAGCAACATCAACAACAGCATCTATTTTACGGGTATCAGAAGCCATTTTGCTCAGCTCCTCACGGGTGTCGCCTATACGGTCCTTTAACCCTGCAGCTTCTTCTTTAGCGCGGCGTAATTCATCCGCTCCAAGGTTGCCGCTGTTAATCAGCTTTACCAGCTCTTTGTATTGACCGTTAAGGGCCTTGCCGTTATTTAGGATGCCCTCAATCTGATCGTTGTAGGATTTAAGGTTCTTGGTTCCCTCTTCAACTGCCTTAGACCCGAACGCCGCCTGGGTGCCCGCCTTTAGTTCTTCCGTTAGGTCGGATGCCTTTTTTATTTCCTCCTGCGCCCGCTTCCAGTCGCCAAGTTCAATGTCATACTTAATGACAATTTCGTCCTGTGTTGCCATTATGAACAGTTGTAGTTGTTACTTAATCCTGTTTTCTCCTTAACCGAGAAGCTGGCCTGTGCCAAGGTGCTTGTTTTCCGGCCCTTGTATTCGTATTCACCGCTGGCAACGTAATCAATACCATCAATCTGGAATACATCATGGTTTCGCATGATACTAACTACATCATGGATATGCTCCGGGTGATCGGTCATGTTTACCTGATATTCCTTTTCAACCGAAGAGTAAAGCACCTTGCGGGTATTGTTGCTAAACCGGTATTCTTCGCGCTCCTCCGGATAACCTGAAACAACCATTTTGGCCTTTAGCCTGGCAAATAACCGATAGCCGGTATAGGTATAGTTGAAGTTGAAAGCATTATCATTGTTATAGGCCTTTAAAAGCAACGTACACGCATGTTCGCTGCGTAAATCAATACAGTTGCTTATAAGGCGGTTATCGTCCTTATTGGCCGTAATATTTACCGAATCAATAAACATATCATATCCGGCCCCAACCGTGCCAAATTTGATGCACACTGTTACATTGCCTGAATAGCTGCTTAAATCAACGGTGAAGGATTTGGTGCCTGCAAAGTTGAATGTGGTTCCTGTAACTTCTGCGCCGCCGTTGATGGTGTATTTGCAATAGCCGTATTCGCTTGGCGACATGGCTCCGTAACTGAATTGAACCTCATAAGTTAGCCCACCTATAAGCTGAACGCATTGGCTTAGTTCGCCTTTGCTGGCATCTGTTTCATTATAGTAGGCATGATTGCTTGCCCACTCCCAATGTATACCGGCTGTCCACCAATTCAAATCAGTGGTGAATGCGCCGTTTCGGATTCGGTTAAGAACAAGCGTATAATCGTAAACTTTTAGCTGATAGCATCCTGGATCTATGCCAAGCTGCGAAAAGTTGAATATTGCATTCCATAACACGGAGTTGCTTGCCCCGGTGTAATCGTCTGCTGAATAATAAGTAAGGAAGTCTGGGGTTTCAAACGTTTCAACCGCTGTGCCGGCGCTGTTAAGGAACGCAAAGGCGGGCATTGACATTTCCGTAACCGTAATATCCGTTATTTCAAAGTCAATGGTATTATCGCTGCTGCCAATACTGATAGTATCGTTGGTTGGGCTATTGGTCTGGTAATACCATACAACGGTTTGGCTCTTGTTGGTGCCGGTGCCGGATTCAGGTGGCAGTTTGTCGCCGTTTATTTTAATGAACCATCCGGTGCCAGCGGCTGCTGATCCTACACTGGTAACCGTTACAACGGCTTTAATCCGATAAATTGAATCTGCAACCAATCCCAGTTTGGTTCCTTGAGTAGCGAATGAAGTATTACCAATATTAGTAGCCACTAATTTACCTCCGGAAATACTGAATCCGGTATCCAAGGTCCATCCATCCGAAGCTGAAAAATCGCCGTTAAACAGGATATTGCTCCCGGTTACTTCGGTCACGGTGCCCTGCAGGTGGAATACATCATCCTGCTGCCATGGCTGACAATACGAACCGCCGCATGCACAAGGATTGTCTTCGCTGAAACCGAGGGCCTGGTATTTATTTACGTTTATTGCCATCCTTATCCTTTTTAACTTTTAGTTCCAGCATGGTCAAGTATTCCTCAATGGTTGAACGCCGTATTGCCTGGTATTTAACCGGGTCGTTATTGCACAACTCCATCAGGTTTTTTCGGAACTGCTCATAAATTCTTCGGCATCGGAGAACAATGCTGTAGTCCGTATAACTTGTTGATTGAACTCCTCCACTTTCTGGGTCATGGTCTGGAAATATTCGCTCCAATTGTCGGCTGTAATAACTTGCGAGGGAATGTACCGGCTCAATCCGGCATGCTGAAAAAAACCATAGAGCAACTCCCCCTCCTTGGAATCCTTAATGATCTGTTGCACTTTCTCTTTATGCAACTCCACATTGTAGGTGCTGGGGTCTTCATCTTCCCGGATATACAATAGCGCGGTTATCTCTAAAAGTATGGTTGGTTCAAATAGCAGCGTTCGGCGCTCTTTCATCATGCCTACCAAATACCCGGCCTCTGTCCTTATCGTATTTTTAGATGAATCAGAGTTAAGCAAAGTCTCCAAGGCCTTTAGCCATCCATCCAAATCAGGCCCTGGTATACGTGCCTGTAACTGCGCCTGCAGTTCGTTTAGCTTCTCAAACAGCGGTAATGGCAGCTTTTTAATGTCCGGGTAATAGAAATACCGCTTCCCGTTGCTATCTGTAAAGGCATACTCCATATGCTCTTTGTAGCTTTTGCCCTTTTGGGCCTCCACCTTTTCTCGTTCAGCCTCCAAGGCGTCAAATGATCGCTTTTGCCGCTTTACGTTGATGTAGTAGAATGTGGCATTTATGGCAGTCAATAGCGCCATAACAAGCAGAAAGATTGTTGGAAAGTTATTCATCATATAGCTGGCTTAATGCGGTTGATACAAAAGATGCTGATATACATGTGATAGGTATTTGCCATAGCAGGTTGATGCTAAATGGCAGGAACACAAGCGAAAGGATGGTCCCGTAAACGCTGGGCATGCACTTAACGCAAAAGAGAATAGGGTAATAAACCTTTGAAACCTTCAGTTCTCCATTCTCCTCTTTGGTAAACAGCCTATCCAGATAATCGCGGACAAACTGGAATAGCATCCTTTGGCCGGTAATTATCTTTAGGCCGTTACAAAGCATGCCGGTAAGCAGTGCCAGTTGCAGAATGGTAGCTATCATGACAGTGTAATTGTTTGGTCAAGTTCAACGTTGCCGCCGGTATCCACGTCCGTGCATTCGCTAAACTCTAAATCAATACAGGTAACGGTAGATGTTTCTCCATGTGGAGTAAAGGCATCTTTAACGTCTACATTGGCGTTGCTTAATTTGCTTACCCATACCTGATAAGCGGTGCCGGTTCTTAAACCTGGAGATTCAACCGCAATAACGCCGCCGGAATCAGCGGTTACCTGGTAAATGTCCCGGCGGCCAGTTGGTGTAAGGAATACGACAAAGTAGGCTGTATTAGCCGTTCCTGTTCCTATTGTTAGCGTAGTTACACAGGCGGGTATCTTGTTTGCTTTAGAGCAGTTGCAGGACATATACAAGGTTTTAGATGCTTTGTATTATGCCCTCTGCGTGGCAACGGTAGCGAAAATAGTAAAGGTTAGGTGAATTAAAAAACAAAAGCCGCAAAGGGTGGTTTAGCGGCATGGTAACTACTATAAAGCATAGCTATGCCGTTTTTGCTTCGGATTGGAATAGCTGTGAAACGTCAAGTTCTTTGCCGGTTAAGGAGAAGTATAGGTTTTGAAATTGGTGCAGGTACTGAATTTTAAGTGGCGGGAATAGCCCCCAAGTCAATATACCATCATCAAGATAAAATGACATAGCAATGTCGCTTCTGCTATAAATGCTTGCTTTATACCCATTGTATGACTTTTCCGTAAGTCTATTAAACCCGCAATTCTCCAATATTTCTGGTGTAAGTTGAATTGGAGATAAATGGGATAGCTGAACATTGTTTAGCCCGTTGCCGCATATGGTTGACTCAATTGAGTCTATAAGGTCAACGGATATGATTTCTGGTTCCTCAGAGCGGGTCATTAACAAGTTACCAATCCGTAATTCATTAGGGTTAATCATACTTCAAAATTAAAACTTATTACCATACCTCTTATAAAAATCAGCGCAAAAACTATTCAACAAATACCTGAAACAATCCAGCGCGTCCGACCGCTGGGTAAGGTTATCGCGGTTTTGCTTTAACAGGTTCCCTTCTTCATCACATTCAACGAATTGTAGGTCATATAGCAGCTTCTTACACTTCGGGTTAATCTTAATGTCAGGATGAAAGCCAAGTATCGCACTTACCAAATGGCGGTTTTCTTTAACCGGTGGGTTACTTCGTGGCACTTTTAACCGATTACCAAGCCTAAACCTGGCATCTATCAGTCGCCAAGCGCTCATGTTATCGCGGGCGTTGATGTCCCTTTTATTGCTTGTAGCATCACCGGTAAACAATGCCATAGCCATAGTTCGCATGCCGAATAAATTAGCCAATCTGTCGCACATTTCAGGGACACTACCATTGTTTTCAATCACCACCTCATCAAATACATGTATATGCTGACCTGTTGAATCTGTCCATACATGAGCGCAAACGCAAACAAACGGCTCGACGTTAAAGTCAAGGCTGAATATTACAGGTAAGTTAGGCCGGTGCACCGCTAATTCGGATACATGGCGCTCCTTTGTAAAGTTCTGGGCATATGGCCTCCGTGGTGATGGCCGGCCCCATTCCCCCAGCGCGTAAATGCGGTATTGGTTCATGTCTACCAAACTGAACCGTTCAATTTCTGCTATATCCTTTTCGGTTAAAAAGCATTTGCCTTTGCTGTTAATGTTATCCCTGTAAGTGAACCTTAATGCTGTAGTATCCTTGTAATAAGGCCCATCCGCATCTACCATGTTCTTTTTAATCCAGTGGTTTTCATCTACCGGGTTAAGCAGTAATGTAAACTGCGTATCTTCATAGCCCCTTGCACGCCTTACCACTTCCTTAAAGTCGTCAAAGCTAATCTCGCTTGCTTCCTCAATAACCACCCTTTTAAAGTCGGTAATGGATTTAATCTTCTCGCTATCATCCAAGCCTTTCAGCACAATGCTTCTTCCATTAGACAAATAGGTAATACGCCGGTTATCATTGCCATACACCGAATGGAATAGATCGCCTAATCCCCAGCTTTTGATAATCAGGTTTAATAGCTTATAGCAGCTTTCGCGGTGCCCTGTGGCATGCTTACGGAAAAACAGCGTATCGCCTTTGCCCTCTTCCATTATATGCAATAGCTCATTTTGGTGCACTGAATAGCTTTTTGAGCTACCAGCACCTCCATACACTACAATGAACCTGGATTTAGCGGCTCTTATCTTATAAAAAACCTTGCTAAATAGCCTATGTTCATCTATGGTGAAATCAATAACAGGTTGTTCAACTGTTGTCTGCATTGAGTGCTGGCACTATTAATTTAGGTAATGGCTTCCCGCCGGATGTAATATCAATGTTGGTTTGGTGCGAACCGTCCATTTTGTTCAGTTCGTTAATGGCAGCAATACGCTCTTTATGGCCGGGTAACTCTTCCACTTGTTGCGATACCACTTCACCCCTCTTGCCATCAAAAAAGAACCGGTCCCGGCGAATTAGCAGTTCACCTTTAACGATCTTTGTCAGGTAGCTCATGCGTTCCAGCTTGGTCATTATCTCGCCAACCTCTTTTTGCGCCTTTCTGCCTGCTTTCAGTGTTACTGCCTTTTCGAGTATTTCTTCCCGGCGCTTTAACTCAGCCTGTATTTCAGCCCTTTTAAGCAGTCTTGATGCCGCAGCAGCACATACGTTCGGGTCGGTCTTTTTAAACGCTTTTTGATAGGCCATGGCCGGTCCATCGCCATTTGAGTAGTGTTCACAGAACTTTCTTTGCCTAGGATTTAACATAATTACAAGTTGACTTAACAAATTTACCGATTCTTGCTTTAAAACTTAACATTTTGCCTATCAAAACGGCAACTCTTCGCCTCCGGTTGCTATCAATAGTTCTATTACGTCAATTTCGTTAAAGTCATGACAGCAGGATTTACCGTTCCTTTTGCTCCATTAGATACGCCATAGCGTGAATTGTGCGCGTCCTTCAATTCCTCACCATACTTCCATGTATGAGAAAGCACGCCAACAGCGCAACCAAACATAAATCCAGTTATGCCAAAGAATCCTAAATCATTTTGCGTGTATTCGTAACACTCGGCAACTATTTTGCCATTGCCAATCTCAACCTGCATCAGCTTTGCCCAACATTCGGCGTAATCAATTGCACACTTACCGTATGGGTCTTGATTTTTTTCTACGGTACTACGCCATCCGTCAGGGTCTTTTAGTTCAAGTTCAATCCCGTTAATGGCCTGTTCAACCCTTGCACGTTGTTCGGCATCTTTTTTCTTCATCTCCTGCTGTTCGCGTTCGTGGCGCAATTCCCTTTCTTCCACTTTTTTGCGGAGTTGTTCCTGCACTTCGGCAGAATAACTTTCTACTGTGTGTGGGCCTATGGTACCCCATCCCATATCAAAAGCATTTACATAATTCACCAAAGCGTTTTGGTTAGCTATGTATATAAGTCCCTAAAATTTCTTTGTCAAATCCCCTTAGATGGTCCCATTCGTTTATGTCCATCTCGTAAATGTCCCGATAATCAAACATGGTTAGCTCTGGTAAAACCTTACTCATATCTCTTGAGTTTTCACCATACAGATGAAGAACAGCGGGAATAGGACTATACAGTCCAGCGTATTTTGCTTTATGGACTTTCGCTGCGGCCAGATAAATTGTTTTTCTTTCTTGTGGCGATAAGTAATTCATATAACTTACTGGTTTTGGTTGTTTAAAATTTATCGAATGGCGGATCCTCGGATTCAATTCGCGTAAAGCCTTCAGGCTTACTAAACGGCGGTGGATTATCGTTGAATAGCTGGCCCGCATCGTAATACCTGCTATACTTACCCTCAAATATCCAATGCACTTCACCTGGGTTGCCATCACGGAACTTGGCAATATCCAGCAGTGTAAATCCGCGCTCGTAATGGTTGCCATCGGCATCGGTTTCAATGCCGTAATATTCTGGCCTCCACGGGAAAATCACCACATCCGCATCCTGTTCAATTGCTCCAGATTCGCGTAGGTCTGATAACAATGGCCGCTTATCCGGTCGTGATTCAACCTGCCTGCTTAGCTGGCTTAACGCCACTACCGGTATCTGTAATGATTTAGCAAGGTTTTTTAACTGTCCGCTAATATGGCTTACCTCTTGTTCGCGGGTGCCGAACTTGCGCCCCGAATCGTAGGTGCCAATCTTGCCTATGTAATCGATGTAGATAACCTTCACACCATTTTTTTTAACCCAGCTTCTTGAAATGGCAGTAATCTGGTTAATAGTAAGGCCAGAACGGTCCTCCAGATAAATAGGGTAAGCTGTGGAGTATTTGAGTGAATCCTTTAAGGTCTGCCATTGCAGGTCGTTTAACTTCCCCTTTTTAATATCGCGTGTGTCAATGCTTGTGTCCGACCCGAACATTTTACGAATCAGCTCTCCGTTGGTCATCTCAAGGCTGAAAAACCCTACCGGTATACCGTGCTTAGCCTGGCTAAGTGCTATATGCCATGACACGGATGTTTTACCCATACCTGGCCGGCCTGCGATAATATTCAGTGATCCTTTCTGCCAACCACCAAGTGCGTTATCAAGTCGCGGGCTGTAAGTTCGAACCCCTATTACATGGTCTGGTTCCTTAGCTGCCTTTTCCACGTTATAATATTCGTCACTAACAATATCCATAAACGACTGCTGGCCTGTGGTAAGAGTTTCGGAGCTTATTTTCTCAATTGCCGCTGTGGTTGTATCTAACAGCTCAAATACGTCAGTAGTATCGTCATAAGCCGCCCGAATGGCCTCCTGTGCCGATGCTATTATCTGCCTGGCTATATACTTTTCTACTATCAGCCTGGCATGTTCGCCAATATGTGCTGAAGAACCCACCTTGTTGGTCAATCCGCTTACATACATCAAACCTCCTGCCCTGTCAATAGTGCCATGCTTTTTAAGCTCCTGGATAACGGTTAGCAGGTCTATAGCCTCGCTTTTGAAAAAGAGGGCTTTAATCGCATTCCAGATGTACTGATGGGCTTCCTGGTAGAACACCTCCGCTGTTTTAATGATGTCTATAACATCATCCACCGCATTGCGCTCGATCATACAGGCCCCTAAAACTACTTCTTCAAGGCTTTTTGCCTGTGGAGGTATCTTACCAAGCTGATTTGCGTCAAAATCGGCGTTCCCGTGCTTTTTACGATATGTTTTGCGATGCTCCATGTTACTTTATTTCATGGCAACTATATACTTATTAAACCTTAATCTCATTTTTTTAAAAGTTTACTCACAGATGTTAAATGCTGTCATCCCCCTGTATCTCAAGCCATGCCTTTGCCGTATTGAATGCCATCAGCCTCAGATTGCTTTTTAGTGAATTGTCATTCGGAAACTCATTGTTGTTGTTCCAAAAATTGTCATCCCAATCAGATAATTTTCTATCATAACAACCCATTTTAACCCACTTATCACCATGTTCCGTAATGTATGGGACTACATCGTATCTGTATAATCCTGTAAATACGGCTGCTTTTTTTATTTTATTCCCGCGAAGGTAGGCACCGCGAAGGTCGGCACCGCGAAGGTCGGCACCGCTAAGGTTGGCACCGCGAAGGTCAGCATCGCGAAGGTTGGCACCGCTAAGGTTGGCACCGCTAAGGTTGGCACCGCTAAGGTAGGCACCGCTAAGGTTGGCACCGCGAAGGTAGGCACCGCGAAGGTAGGCACCGCTAAGGTCGGCATCGCTAAGGTCGGCACCGCGAAGGTAGGCACCGCGAAGGTCAGCATCGCTAAGGTCGGCACCGCTAAGGTCGGCATCGCTAAGGTCGGCACCGCTAAGGTTGGCATCGCTAAGGTCGGCACCGCTAAGGTTGGCACCGCGAAGGTAGGCACCGCTAAGGTCGGCATCGCTAAGGTCGGCACCGCTAAGGTTGGCACCGCGAAGGTCGGCATCGCTAAGGTCGGCACCGCGAAGGTCGGCACCGCGAAGGTCGGCAGCGGCTTTAACCGCCAGAGCTAATGTCTTTTTTGTTGAGTTGCTTTCTATTTCAAACTCAAACAATACGTTACCTGTCCATCTGTTTTTGATTTCAATTTTTTGCTTCATAATTTATAGTTTAAAAAGTTTCATTTTAAATTGGGTTTAATAAGTATATAGTTGCCTCCATTTTTACCTGCAATCCTTCAAATTGTACCTTTAATCGCTCCACTTTTAGCCGTAGCTTTTCCACTTTTACAAACAGGTAGGGCGAATAGGAGCGGCGTAGTTTTCCCTCCATTACCTGCAATTCAGCAAGCGCCTTGTAGTATTTACTTTTGGTCCCCATCAGTAAACCTCCTTTTTGATTTTTTGTGCCGGAGATGCGGCGGTGAAAAACTCCGGCTTTTGGACCTTCAACCAATTGGCGAAATGCGACCGCCAATCCGTGTATTGCAAATGCTCTTTGTCGTTGGTATGCAGGTAGGCGTTGAACTGCTTTGCCCATTCCGGTTTTATGCCAAGCTTTCTGATTTGAACTTCTATCATCTCCAGATCATACCTGTTTTCTGGCATGAAAAGCTTTTCAAGAAAAGTTGAATGTTGAGGTGGTGAAATTCCTATTTCCTTTCCTTTCCTTTCCTTTCCTTTCATTTGTGTACTTTCTTCCGAACTTTTCTCGATTTCTTCGGAAGTTTTCGCGATTTCTTCCGAACTTTTCTCGAAAAATCCAGAAGGAATTATTTTTCGCAGTTTTGATATGTTCCGGCAATCAATTTTTGCATCAATATCCGGCCTCTTTAACTTGCTCAAATTAACTACCAGGCTGTAACGGTCCTGAATGCCCTTTGAGGTAAGAATCTTGAACTTGTCAAAAATGTCTGCGTCAAACAGCCCACGTTTAACCGATTCATGCACGACATCATTCACGAAGCTATGCTGGCATTCGCCACCCACGTCTTCAGCAAATAGAAGTGCTTCATCTTCGCCCCACGGCATCCAATAGCCGTTGGTTCTATAAATCTTAGCCAATAGCAGTGTATAAACTGCATATCCTTTAATTCCAAGCCTTGCCCGTAATAACTTCACCTTATCGTCAGAATACATGTCCACGTCATGCGGGTAATATTCCAGTCCTTCTTTTGCCTTTCTTGCCACTGTTTCAGTTCACTTTAGTGTTTACAATGCTTTTTAAAAACCGCCCCGGATTGGTTACCGGGAACGGTGCTCAGATATGGAAAAGTTAAGCGGCTTTTTCTTCAGTTAACATATCAAACAGTGTAGGCAGCTTCGCTTTCTGTTCTGTTTCCTTTAGATACATGGCTGCTGTTTTAGCGTATATGTCGTTCAGCTCCGTTATAACAGCTTTTCGGCCCATCTTTAAGGCGCAAACACCGGTTGTTCCTATACCCCCGAATGGTTCGCCTATAACATCGCCAGGGTTGCTGTATTGCTCAATAAGGCGGTTAACCTCATCAAATGGCATTGGGCAAATGTGGTTCTGCATGTTGCGCCGGCTTTGCTCACTGTTAAGTCCGTGCATACGGTTTACATCGTTCCAAACGTTTTCGGTATTGCTGCGTAATGGCAGCGTGGTAAATGCCCGACTCAACTTTTTTCGATCTTCCAATGCCTGCAGCAGTTCAGCGTGCGCTTCGTAATCATAGATAACCTCGCTGTTAAACTTCTTCCACCAGGCCCGTATTTTATCAAGGCCCCAGGCGTTTAGTTGATGGGGCGTTAAAAGCCTGTTACCGCTGGAGCGCCAAAAGCTATCAGCGTCTAACTGCCACTGTGCAAGGCTGTAATCCTCTTTGCTATGCACTACCGGTTCATCCGCATAGGCATTTGCATTGCTGGATGGTGCCTTTCTGAAAATCCATATTTCTTCAGGTATACCTGCCCCCATCTTTGTCATGTCTTTACAGGCTTCACCGTAACCAAGGCGGTGTGTTTGTTTATTTTCTGCTACTACATCGGTAGGCACATAATGAAATCCCATGCAGTAAAATCCGGCGGCTTCCATAGCATCGCAAACCATGTGCGTAAATCGGTGGAAAATGCTAAATCCTAAACCGGTTACGCTACCGTAATGGATACGGTTTTTTAGATGAACCGCGAAGATACGACCGGGTTTAAGGCAGCGGTGCAACTCCGGCAATAAGTATCCCATTTGGCGTATAAAGTCCTTATTGGTAGCATTATGACCGAAGTCGTTGTATTTGTCTGTGTATTCGTAGTGATTACCGAATGGGAAGGAAGAAAGGAACATATCGATGCTGTTATCAGGGCGCTGCTTCCATTCATACACCGCATCGGTATTTATCAGCTCGTAGTTTTCGCCCTTGTAAACTACCCTATCCACTTTAAAGCTCCGTTTCTTTTCCTCAATTTGGCGGGTATGGTCCAGCCCATATTCCAGTATGTGGTCGCGCAGTATTTTACGCATCTCGTTATGCTCATTCCACTTGCGCTGAACATTCAATACGATATCGTACTCTTCAGGGGTGTAAAGCAACCAAACATCAACTTCACTGGCCGGCTGGTAAAAGCGATAGATACGCTTAATGGCTTGGTAAATCTCATCAAAGCTGTCGTTAATGCCCAAGAATATACACTTGCAGCAATGCTTTTGGAAGTTGCATCCAACGCCACTTATTTCAGGTTTAGTTGCCAGGTATTTTAACTGGCCCTTAGTGAAGTCTACAATCCGTTTTTCACGCACTTGCCAGTTTTGGCTGCCATACATATCTCCATAGCCGGCATTTCCTTTAAATGCCGTATTCAGCGCTTTATGTTCATCATTCAGGTGATGCCACAGTATAAAGTGTTCATCCGGATGCTGGCTAACTATCTCAAGGGCCTTATCCAACCGGTCCTGAATGCTATTGCGTTTAATTTTTGCGGCCTCCGATAAACCGGAGCGGCTGGTAATGAACATGCGGGCCTGTCCGTCCTTTTCTGTTCCTGCCTCCGTTGGCTTTGTTTTAACCTCAATCCAATGCAGGTTAAGCTTAGGCAGTTCAAAACCTTCATAGTTATAGCCAAGGTCGGCTGGACTGGTAATTGCTATACACCAACTGCTTACCCATAGCCAAAAGTCATCTGTATGATGCGGATGCAAGGTAAGTTCTCCTGCCTTTGTGCTATCGCGTTGAAAGAAGCGAGTAAGTATTTGGCCACGGTCGCATATGCCTAATACGTGGGCATAGTTTACAAGCTCCAGCGTTTCATTTGGCGAAGGGGTAGCTGTTGCGATATACTTATACTTTACTTTAGCCAGCTGCAGCTTAATAGCATCGGTAGTATCGCTGGCCATGTTCTTAACGTAGTTACCTTCATCCAACCAAACGCCCGTGAACTGACTGAAATCAAATTCACCCATGCGTAAGCGTTCATAATTGGTAACTACAATACTGCAGTCGCTGGCCATCGCCTCTGCCTGATTGGTTACGTATTGCAATTTGATACCCATTGCGGCACCTTCACCAACTTCCGGATCTGCATCAACAAACGTATCAGCCGCTCCAAGTTCGGTTACGATAATGCACTTCCCGCCAAAATGGTCTACCAATTGCCGCATTACCTCAATGCCTACACGGGTTTTACCACAACCGGCATCTGGGGCAATCAATGCAGCACCTAAACCAAGTGCCCACATAGCAATGTCCTTTTGATCGGGTCTTAGTGCGTTGTGCATCAATGCAGGGTCAACGCTTATTCCGTGGCGTTCAGCCACTTTAATCTTTCCTTCTAAAAATTCTTGGTATTCCATCTCGGTTATAATGTTTTAATTTTCTTCAATCAGTGTAATTTCTTTGCAAATGGTATCCTCAACATTGGAAAGGCTTTCGTCATCCAGATAACTCAGCTTATACATGATATTGTAAAGGCTTGCAATCTTTTCTTCGCTGTTCATAATGTCATTCAGTAGCTCCGGTCCAGATTCTTTCAATACAGCGTTAATTTTATGCTTCATGCCTATACACGAACCCAAACCAAGCTCCAGTGTATTGTTAAGGCGTTTGTTGTAGCCTATACCTTTAATAAACCGCAATTCAGTATCCATCATGGCCACTAACATCAATATCCGTTTAAGGCTGTCAAATGTTCTGTTGATGCGTTGTTTTTCGGTTAGCGATTCCATTGCCATAGGTTAAAAAAGTTTGGTTTGCTGTTCATCAAGTTTCATATCCGGATAAATGTTATCAGTTACAGTCCATGATTCTCCTGTGCTTAATCTTATAAAGTGAGCTGTCCATTTACCGAATGATGCCAACCTGAATAGCTCTCGCTTATGATCGGATGGATAGTAATAGTTAGCACCTATATACCCGGTTGTTTTTCTGCCATCAATAAATGTGTGGTTAACAAATTCCATCATTCCTTTGTAAACGCTACATTGGTTAATTGCCGGCCATTGTTCCATATTGAATATTGGCCGCGTGAATCAATTCTAATTGTCATCGTTTCAATCTTACCGAAGAAGTCAATGTTCCCTCCAAGGTCAACTATCCAGGCGCTTTGCTTCGATTTATGCGGACGCATAGCACGACCTACTATCTGGTAATAAAGTGCAAGGCTCATGGTTGAACGGGCCATTAACACACACTCCAATTCAGGATAATCAAAACCTGTTGTTAATACCCCTACATTGATTACACACCGTATGTCGCCGCTTTTAAAGCGTTTCAGTATTGATTCCCGCAAGGCCTGTGGAGTTTCACCGCTTACCATTACACTACCAGGAACCTGCTTCATAACCTGCGATGCTTCGCTTATTAGGGAAGAAAACACCAACAAATTCTTTCTCTTTTTTAGCAGTTTATTTGCCCAGTTAGCCGTTATAGTTGGCATACCAATTTGACGATAGTAGGCCCGCAGTGATGATTCTGTAAAGTCGGTTCCGTTGCTGTTCATTTGCAGTTTGCTACGGTCAACAGTATTGAAACTGAAATATTCCAGTTTAGCAAGGTGCCCTGCATCGAATAGCACATTGTTTTGAACGTAATAAAGAACACGGTCAAAAATTCTCGGATTGGTTCTGTTTAAGAACTCCAGTTTTGCCCCGTCAGGATCGCTAACAAGTCGATAAGGTGTAGCAGTTAAGCCTATGAACTTTGCGTCTTTCATCAGGCTTAAAAACTGCTTATACATACCATCTTCACTATTCACCAAGTGGCACTCATCAATCAGTATAGCTGCTGCATCCTTAAACAAATACCACTTCTTATGAACGCTGCCAATGGTGGCAAACGTTACTTTATCAATATGCTTAACACCGGCGCTGGCAGAATATATACCTGCGCGTAATCCGTAGCTGGTATATTTGGCATAGTTTTGTTCCAGTATCTCTTTTGATGGTTGTAAAACCACAACCTTACCAGGTATAGCCTTTGCAATGTTGGCTACTACAACTGATTTACCGCTACCGGTGGGTAATATCAGCAAGCCATGTTGCTTAGATTCGCTGTTGATGAAATCAATAGCAGCCTTTATAGCCTCGGTCTGGTAAGGTCGTGGAGTGAAGTGCATATTACTGACGGCCGGATTCTAATTCATTATCAAATTCGGTGTCGTGCCCTTCGTTGCTGTCAAGCTGGTCCAGAATAGTAAGCTGATTATGGTTGTTTGCTTCTACAGGCTCCGGCTTCGTGTATTTGCCCTCTTTATACAGCGCAACTTCTTCGCGCACATTATGAACGCAATCCTGCAGGCTCTGTAAGAAAGGATATCCTGAAAGTTCGCTGATAGAAATCTTTGGCGTTTCAATCTCCATACGGCCCTTGCTAAGGCTTATCCACTTGCTACCTATAAGGATAACACTGGCGTCTTCAATGCTTCCTTTTACTTTAAAACCGGTTACTGTGTAATGGGTTGTAAGTTCTTCGCCGTGCATTGCATCAGCATCAACAACCGTAATACCGGCATTTTTAAAAGCATCGTCAATAATGGCAAGGTGAACATTGAGGCGGGCAAATGCTTCGCGCATATCTTCTTCAATAAGCCCCTGTCCCTTGACGTTATGCACGTCACCGCTGCCAACACCGGCGCTTATTTCAAAGGTGTAGTTGCACAGATCGTCTTTAATGCTGGCAGATGTAATAGCGTAATTGCGCTCACTGCCTTTTTTCAGCGCTTCTGCCGCTTCCTTCATGCGATTGGTAAAGGCCTCTACATCCTTCACCACAATTGTTGCGTCTGCTTTTTTTCTGGTCATTATATTGATTTTAAATGGTTACACAGGTAAAAAGCGCGGTGCCAGGTTGCGGTGCATTTTTTACAATCCATGACACCCGCGCTTGCCGATTCACATCGGACTTTCAACTAAGCGTCTTTGGCAGCATTAAACCGGCTGCTTTTACTTTTTCAGTTAACAATTTCTTATCGGATTCAGGAACTTCAAAGCGGAATACGTATAGATTTTTATAGTAACCATTATCTGGTATCCAAGGCAATTCATTATCTCGTGAACGGTCAATCCAGAAGTAAGGAGCCTGGTCGCCGTCAATCTTGCTTATAAAATCGCGTATTGCTTGCAACTCGCTTTTTTTAGGACAGAATACTATCAATTCAGCATACTTAGCGTTGAGTAGTATTGAGTTGCTAACTAACTGCCAGTAGTATTTTTCGCCGTCCGGATGCTCCTTAAGAATATCTAATGTAGCGGCAAACTCTAGCTTACCCTTTGATGCAACAAATAGGTCAGCAAACGTGCAGAAGCTTTTAAGCGTAATTGGGCACTTAATATCTACAACCGTTGTTCCTTCATCATATTTTATGTGGTCTGGACTACCGGCCCAAAAATCACCGTATTCAGGGTGTGCAATTGTTTCAGTGCTGCAATATCTGTATGATGTAGGTAGGAGGTATTCATGCACATATTTTTCAACTGCTTTACCCCAGGTTAATGGTTTCGCATTGCTTTCTACATCAATGGAGCGGCCTAAACGGCGTTCAATGCGCTTTTCGTTGATGTAGGTTAGTGCAGGTTTACCAAATCCGTCTTTCTTGGCGTTTACGGAAAGCAGGTTATGAATTTCGCTGCTGGTAAAGCGGCCTATGCGGTTGATGTTTTCTGTAATTGATTCCATTACTTAGAATTAAAGTAGGTTTGAATGAATACATCTATGTGATAGATATATTCCCATGTTTTAGTTTGATGCAGAAAAACCTTTTCACTTGTTGGGTAATAGTCAACCAACGCGTATCCATTCTTTTTAAGTCGGTAGCTTCTTGGGTTGAACTCATTTATTTCAACAGAGCATTCTGAGCATGCTTTTTCAAGCAACGGCATATTTTCGCTATATAGCCTGTTACGTTTGTTTTTATTTACTGCCATTACTTACCGCTTAATTCGTTAAACAATTTGCGGAAACTATTTGGCTCCGGGGTATTGATAATACGCTCCGCACTTTTCTGCTCTTCCAGCGATAGAGCCTCTTTTTTCGCCTCGTATAGGTCGCGGAGGTCATTAACTGTAAGCGTTTCAATAACTGGCTCAAAAATTTCCTTAATCGTTGATTCTCCGTTCTTAATTGCGGCTCGCATACCGCTAAGCGTTTGCAAGTGGTCAAGGTTTATGTCCTCAATTTTTACAATACCGAGAACATTGCATATTTCGGCATCCTTAACCCCTAATTCGCGGAAATACTTAACAGCCTTATCGCGGCGGGCAACAAGAGTTTCAGCAGTACCACGGGCAACTTCGCGGGCACGGTCATAAACCTCCTGCGCCAATGCGGCTGGAACTACTTTGAAAACAGCGTTACGGAAAGCAATGGCACATGCAGCATTGCCGGTAACCACCTGCATATCCTGTTTAAACGGACGGCCATTTTTATCCAGTATGCTTCTCTGAACCTCAACTGTAACGCAGTTGTTGGTTTCTAAATCATGGCATATACCCTGCGCCGTAATGGTTTTACCATCATTGGCAATTACCCTGGCACCTGAACGGATGTTGCCATAAGTAGCACATACAATCTCTGCAAGGCGAACAGAAGGGCCTTCGAGGCTTTTACCACCACGCGGTAAAGCATAACTACAAGATGCTGCGATGTCCTCTGTTAATGTTGCCATACTGGTAGCCTTTTGAATAAACACAGTTAAAGAGCGTGGGAATGCTTTTGCTGTGCTGATTTGCACGTCAATTTCTGCTTTCGTAATTAGCGAAAGTGCGTCAGGTGTAACTACCTGTAATGTTGTTTCTTGGTTTTCCATTTTATTTGCTTAGTTGTGAATAATTGATTTACTGCTTACTGATAGCCCATGTCGAAAGCTTCTCGGTCATTTCAATAATACCCTTGTGAATGGCTTGATACTTCTTGCTTTTAAAGCTGTATTTGAAAGGTAGCTCACCTATTGCCTTAACTAGGTCTGCAAGCTTTTCTTTATCGCCCTTGCTTAACTCGGCTTCCTTAGCTGCCTCTTCTTCGGCTATTTTGCGGGCTTCGGCTTCTGCCTTTTCACGCAGTTCGCGTTCTGCTTTTTCGCGGGCTTCACGCTCTTGCTTTAATTTAGCCTCCTGTTCTTCTCTAAGCTTACGGGCTTCGGATTCAGCTTTTTCACGCAGCTTGCGTTCTGCTTCAGCCGCTGCCTTTTCAGCCGCTGCTTGTTTAGCCGCTTTTTCAGCTTCTAAACGTAGTCGCTCGTTCTCTTCACGAATGCGCTGTTGTTCTGCCTGGTAATCCGATTGCGATTTGCGCAACTGGTCCATAAGTTGCGAGAACGCATCTTCGGTCATTGCCCCCAAATCGTGTGTAACATCACCTACAAATTGCAGGTATGGGGCAATTTCAATACGGCGGGACTGTGCAATCTTTTCGCGTTCAATACGCTGTTTTTCTTCTTCTTTTGCGCGTTCTTCTTCTGCCTTACGCTGATTGTATGCATTGGTGCTGTTTTCAAGCAATACCTGAAATTGCTCTTCCGGCATATTATGGAGATCATAAAAGTCAGGTGTAACCTCAACGGCTTGCAGTTGTTTTGTTCTGCTTTCTGCCAGTTCGTTTTTGCGTTTCTGCTCTACGCGTTCGGCAAACTTCTCCTGCTCCTCTAAATGATCTTCTATTGGTTCAAGCAGGCCTTTAAGCATATTCGCAACAGCATCAATAGCTTTGCCCTTACGGAGGCTATCCTCTTTCATTTCTTTTCGGCGCTTCTCAACATCGGTGCGGATGCTCTTAATTTGCAAACGCGCAACCTTTGCCATTTTCATCTCTGCTACCTGGTCAATGCTGGTAACGGTAAGTTGCTTGGCCTTGCCTTCCCATTCTTTTGCCTGAGTATAGAATGGCAGGAATGCTTCTTTAAGCGAGGCAAGTGTTGATTCTTCAACATTTGAACCTTCGATCAATACTACCAGTTCGTTTTTTTCTTCTACTTTAGTTTCCACTTTCGTTAATTTTTAAGGGTTAATGAATGGCCTCCGTTACAGCGGGGGCTTTTATTTTTATACTTGTGTTATTGTGAATGTTTCAAGACCTAAGTGAACGGTTCCTTCATAGTTGGGCTCAAGCACTATGCAATCACCAGAGAAGGGCTGTGTCAAGCCTGTTTCAGCAATAAGGTCATACTCAAATGGAACCTGGTGTTGGTAGCGCAACCGTTCAAGTATCTGCTCTCTGGTCCAAATACCAAGCTCTCCGTTGGCATTTAGTAAGCGCATGAAGGTTACATGCGTGCAGATGAATGCATGCTCAGTAAACTCTGCCGAGGACTCTAAAAAGCCATACAGGCAATACTGTGCATGCGTAGTCTTTTCAATCCGTTGCACAAAAATTGTTTTTACCGCGTGTTGTAATACTTGCATTACTTCCAGTTTGCGTAGATGATGAATGCAGCCAGGGCCAGAGAGCCGGAGATCAATACCAATGCTCCGAGCCATAGCGTGTTTTTGATATACTGATTCATGCCTTACTTTTTAAGATTATCGTGAAAAGCCTTGGCTATTTGGATATAAGCCTTATACTCATTTATCTGCTCAGTAGAGTATTTTTCCTCGATACCGATATTATCGGCATTTGCAATCCATTCATCAATTGAATGTGTGTGGCAACCGATGCTTAACATACCGTTGCCTGAATATGTAACGGAGTGCTTCGATCCGTTAATAAATAGACCAGTTAACAGCTTAACCTCTTTGCCGATGGATGCGAGGCCGCCGATGGATGCGCGGTTGCCGATGGATGCGCCGTAGCCGATGGATGCGCGGTTGCCGATGGATGCGCCGT